GCTCTTCATTTATATGTATGGCACTGACACAAAACAAAAAAAAGGTTTTAGTTGACAAATATAACAACTGTTCTATAAAATCTATCATATCAATACTAATAAATATGTTAAAGAAAACCCAAACAACAATAAAAGAGAGAGAGATAAAATGAAGAATAAACTATTTAAATGTAATTTAAGAAGCACCTCATCAAGGATAGTTAATCTACCATCTGAAATATGGAAAGATTTACTAAACTGGAATTTAAATGATGAATTAGTATTTTGTGTTGAAGAAGTTCACGAACAAGATAAAGATGGTATAATAAGCAGCGGTATAAGAATAGAAAGAAAGAAAGATTACTCTGACGAAGACCGTACTGAACTTATATGTGCTAGCTACATAGAAGAAGATTAATACAAACATGGCAGCATACATCCTAATCATAATAGCCTTAGCAGCAGTAATATGCTATTGTGTTTACATAAATTACAAAGATAACGCTCATATTGATAAACTGATGAAAAATGCGGATAAAAGCAATAACAACACAGTAAAAGCACCCTGGACTAGAAGGGGTAGGAAAGGTAGGAAACTAGGGTAGGAAATGAGTGAGTTAAACAATAATCATCAAAAATTTTTAGAACATTTAGATAACAGTAGTGATGCTGTATTTATCTGTGCAAAATATTTTTATAAAAAAGGTATTCCAGTAGAGATTCAGCCAATGACAAAAGCAGATAAACATGAAGATTGGAAAGACCATAAGGATAATGGTGATTTATTTATCAGGCAGCGTATTGAGGTTAAAAATGTTAGTGTTGATTTTACTTGTGCTGCAGATTGGAAATATAAAGATCAGTTTATTGTGTGTGCAAAACATAGTTGGGACAAGGCACATCCAAAACCTTATGCTTATATGATTGTAAATAAGAGTAAAAGTCATATGGCTATTGTTTATGGAAAGACTAAAAAATATTGGGATATAAATTATAGAACTGACAGTAGGTACACTGGAGTTAATCAGGAATTTTATTTTTGTCCTATAGATAAAGTAATATGGAAAGAACTATAAAAATGCCAAATAAAAAAGCAAAATTAAAGAAACAAAGGCGTATCAAGTTAAATAACAAGTGGAAGACAGAGGGTCGAACTGCGATTCAGAATAAAAAATGGAAAAGAAAGAAAGCAAATGCGAGTCCTTGATTTATTCAGTGGTATTGGTGGGTTTGCACTGGCAGCCAAGTGGGTTTGGGAGGATAACCTGGATCTTGTTGGATTTTGTGAGATAGACAAGTATTGTCAGAAGGTACTTAACAAGAACTTTCCAGGTGTTCCTATTTATGAGGATATACGCAAATTAAACGGTTATGATTTTAATAATGTTGATCTTATTACAGGTGGCTTTCCCTGTCCTGCGTTTAGTGTAGCAGGAAAGAGGGGTGGTTTTAATCAGGATGATTTATTTTATGAAATGTTAAGGATATGTGATGAATGCAAACCAGAATCAATTATCTTTGAAAATGTTCAAGGATTCACAAAGTGGAAAGAAATACTCCGCAAGGAAGTCGAAAATATTGGATACGACTGGGGTGATGCAGTTTTTGATGCACGGGATTTTGGAGTCTCTACGATGCGAAGACGTTACTTTGCAGTGTGTATTAGAAGAGGAAGCGGTGATTATAAAAACGACCTGGATCAGGTTAGAAGGCAAGCCGAGGATATATATGAATCATTGCCCAACGCTGACAACACCGAAAGGCGGTGGTCACATACCGTATGTACTAAAGAAGAATGGCAGGATATTTATGATAACACCGAAATTAGCCGAGAAGATCATGGGATTCCCAGCAGGATGGACAGACTTACAGGACTCGGAAACGCCATAGTTCCGCAGATTGCATATAAAATTATGAAAGAAATAAAAAAGAATATTCGGATTTGCCCACATGAGAATATTGAATATCAACCTGAAGAAAAAGACACAAATACACATGAGTTTTTATATTGTGAAGATTGCGGAGAAGAACTTCCACTGCCAGACAATCCTGAAATCAACTAAATTGGAGAGAAAATGAGTATAACAATGACAGAAGAAGCTTTATTAAGCACAGCAGAATTGTGTGATAAGATAGGAGTGACTAGACAAGCTATCTATAAATGGCGTAACTTAGAGGAAGATCCAATGCCAGTTGCGATAGATAACAGCAATAGAGGAGGCAAAACGATCCGATATTTGTATAGTGATGTAATGGAGTGGCTGAATGGTCGGAGACAGAGATAAAGCAAAGTTTTATGCTAAAAAAAGAACAAGGTCTGGGCGGTATATAATTATCGCAGAGGCAGCAACTAGACAGGAACTCATTCGGAAAATTAAATCCGATAGTGAGACCTACGAACAAGAGAGAGGTAATCATGGCAAAGAGACACACAGACACAGGAATATTTGATCAGCAATGGTTTCAGCTGTTAAAACCAGAGTATAAATGCTTTTGGTTTTATATATGTGCCAAATGCGATCATGCAGGAATCTGGGAGGTAAACCTGCCTCTGGCACAATTTTTTATTAAGGCTGATAAGATTGGTGATAAAGATGAAGTACTTAAAATGTTTGGAGATAGAATCATAGATTTGGGTAGTGATAAATGGTATCTTACAAAGTATGTTGACTTTCATCATGGTGAAGTATTGCATCCGAATAATAATTTTCATAATAGTATTATCAAGTCACTTGAACGGTTTGGGCTGGTGAAAGAAAATGAGAAGGGTGATTTTATTGTTCAGTCAGAACCTGGAGAAAAAAAGAAAGTTGTTAAACAACCCTATTCCAGGCGTAAATTAACTAGACCATCATTAGAGCAGGTGAAAGAATATTGCAAGGAACGAAAAAATGAAGTGGATCCGCAGCAGTTTTTGAATCATTATGAATCCAATGGCTGGAAAATAGGCAAGGTACCGATGGTAGATTGGAAAGCAGCAGTGCGAACCTGGGAAAAAAATGATAAAAAAAATAAACCAAATAGTAGAGTATATATAGACAAGAATAGCGAGGGTATGGATCATGGATTCTAAATACGATGACACCAATAGAGGAGCATTGTTTACAAATGATTATAAAGAGCAGGGCGATAATAAGCCTGACTTAACTGGAAAATTAAATGTAGAAGGCAAATCATATAGAATAGCTGGCTGGGAAAAAACATCAGATGCAGGTAAAAATTATTTATCGCTGCAGCTGACAGATCCAGAGGCAAGAGATAAAGAAGTTGAGAAGCATCAGCTGGGAGCTGGATTTGCACATAAAGATACTAAAAGAGAACAACAAGAGGAACAGGATAAAATAAAAACGAAAGATGATGACCTCCCCTTCTGAGGTAGCGTTTAAACCACACAAAGGAAAACAGACTGAATTTTTAAAGAGTTCAGCCAGCTGGATATTCTACGGAGGAGCCAGAGGAGGTGGCAAATCTTTGATGTTATCCTGGAAAGCAGCACTAACCCCAAGGAAATGGTATTATGAGCGTAACAGGAAAAAAATTACGAAAGAGCAAGCGGATCATCTTAAAAAGGAGGGTAAAACCTGTCAGGTTAAAGTTGAAAGAATATCAATTGACTACCCTGACTATATCGCATTACTCATCAGAAGGACATACCCACAGCTTGAAAGAAACCTTAAACCTGAATGTGATAAGTTATACCGACTGTACGGGGCTAAGTGGCAGGAAAGAAGCAAGTGTTATTTATTTCCCAGCGGAGCCAAGGTCTATCTCGTACACTGTCAGGACAGACGGGCACTAGATAACTACATCGGGGGTAACTATAATTTTATCGGCATTGATGAAGCCAACCAGTTCCCAGAGGACTGGGTCGAAGAATTAAGTACTTCAGCCCGTACAGATAACCAAGAATTAAAACCACAGATATGCCTGACATCCAACCCAGGCAATATTGGACATATCTGGCTCAAGAAAAAATTTATTGATGTATGCCCACCAACTACAGTAGGGAAACCTGTGTATAATGATGAGTTTGATGTATACTATCAAAAAAACAAGTCAGGAGATGCGTATGTGGATGAAGAGGGCATTTCCTGGCAATTTATCCCAGCGACTGTTTTCGATAATCCTACCTTACTTCATAACGATCCAGCCTATGTCAGGAAACTAAAAAACCTGAATCCTATTCTAAGAGCTATGTGGCTGGAAGGTCGCTGGGATGTTTTTGCTGGTACCTTCTTTGATAACTGGAACCCGATGCACCATGTGATCCCTCAGTCAGATTTTCAGTATGGAGTTCACTTTAAAAAAGGCAACCATGCCCTGTATCGGTTCTATGACTATGGCACAAAAGCTCCTTTTGTTTGTTTGTTCGCTGCGGTAGACCGTGATATGAATATGATAATATTTGATGAAATTACCGAGACTGGACTGTCTGCATCAAAGCAGGCACAGTTTGTTAATAAGTACACCTGGGATAAATATAAATTAAAACCGACAGACTTTGATGATGATATCGCAGATCCAGCATATTGGACAAAACATTCGGAGAAAGAAGGGGCACTTTATAGTCCTGCAGATTTTTACAGTGATGAAGAAATCTATCTTTCCAAGGCAAATAATGATCGTAAATCAGGAGCAAAGATCGTCTATGAAGCATTATCTGTGCCCGATGAAGGAGTGCCTAGAATGAGGTTTACAGAAAATTGTAGCCAAAGTATTGAAACATTTCCTAACTTACCATCAGCAGAAAATGATCCTGAAGATATCGATACGAATGCACCAGATCACCATTATGATGCCACAAGATATGGATGCCTGAAGGTTCTTCCTAATTTGGTTACTGCAGAAATAAGGAAAAAAGGATGGAGATATAGAGTGCTTAAATCAGCTCCTATAGGTGGCGGTTCTACTAACTGGAAATCAGCATAATGGCTGAGTACAGTAAGACACAGCCATCAGGTTCTCAATATGCTGCTGGTGTATTATCCAAACAGGCAGATAAAGTATTAAAAAGCTGGAAGTTTTCCCGTGACTCATTTGAGAATGCCAGGGAAGAATCCGAGAAAGCTGTGCGGTATTTAAATAATGATACCTGGACAGCGGATGAAAAGACCAATGCCAAAAAATATAAAAAACCAACTTTAAAGTATAATATTATTGCACCGATTATTTCTACCTTGGTCGGTAATGAACAGCTTAACAGAAGACGGGCACGGTTTAAACCAATTACCGTAGATAGTGTGAATACTGCAGATGTGATCCAGAAAAGATGGAATGCGATTAATGATGAGCAGGATCTGGAAGATAAACTGCAGATTGCATTTATTGATGCATTAACGACAAAATTAGGCGGCTGGATACAAAGATCCTGGGTAATGGGTGATGATGGATATTTAGATTATGAGTATGAAGTATTAAATAATTTCAGGGTCTATATAGATCCAGAGACCAGAGGAAATGATTATGAGTTAAAACATTGCCGCTGGATCGTTAAAGAAGGCTGGGAACCTATGGATGTGATCAGTGAAAAATATACGATTGATCCTTATGATGTTAAAGTAGAGCGTGGTAAATGGTGGTGGAACGCACTGTCCGATACTATCCGCAGAATGACCGATAAGGTTTATTCAGCTAATTTA